TCATCCAAGCTTCTCAATTTCCACATGGGACAGATTTGGGACTAATCCTCCAAAAATCGTATCTATCTGCCTTGCATGCTCGGTTAAATGATTGGGTGCTAAGTGAGCATAACGCTGAACCATTTCAATGCTCTCCCAACCCCCCATTTCCTGAAGGGCAGATAACGGAACACCGGCCTGAATTAACCAACTCGCCCAGGTGTGCCGAAGGTCATGAAAACGGAAGTCATCAATGCCAGCACGTTTTAATGCTGCTCGCCATGCAGTGTTAGAATCAACTCGCATTTTTCTAACCGGATCTTTATGCACAAACACCCATCTGTGATGATTGCCAATCTGGCGTCGCAAAACTGCGCAAGCGGTGTCGTTGAGAGCGACTCCTATCGCGCGGCCAGATTTGCTATCTTCTGGATAAATCCACGCCACCTTGCGCTGCATATCGATCTGCGACCAGGCAAGTTCGATAATGTTAGAGCGGCGGAGTCCAGTGGTTAGTGCAAATTCAACGGTCGATTTTAGAGGTTCTGGACACTCATCTACTAATCGTTGGGCCTGAGCGGGTTCGAGCCACCGAACTCGCTTATTTCTTTCCTGCGGCACCTTGATCACTGGTGACTTTTCTATCCACTTCCATTCTCTTTCAGCAGCACGCATTAGAGCCTTCATCAAGGCAAGGTGCTTTGCCTTTGTCGAAGTTGAAACGGCCTCAGCCTTTCTTGGTGGTATTACAATTCCTTTTTTGGCCATTGCATCAACACGCATCTGCCAACGCTCCGCAGCCTTTCTATTGGTCATGCGGCTAACTGCGGTGTAAATTTTTGCCTCTGTTATATCCTTCAGCAAAACCCCTTCAAAATGCATGAGCCAGAATCCAATCCGGCCCTTGTCAGCATCGAGTGATTTCTTGTGCGCCTTTTCTTCTAACCAGCGCAAGCAAGCTTCTTCAAATGTCACATTCGGGAAGTCCCCCAAACGCTCTATTCTCCAAAGCTCAGCTTTTCTACGGTCGTGCAGCTCCTGCGCTTGGCGTCTGTCCGAAGTCCCAAGCGATTCCTTAATTCGCTTGCCGCTTGGCGACGTGTAACTGCCGTACCAGATTTCTCCACGGCGGAATAATGACATGGTGCTTTCTCCTCATGTGCATCATCCGCGCTCACCGGCACAGTGTGGATCGGAATGCTAAGCGCGGCAATACAGGCTTGTCGGGTTATTAGGTAAGGGGATTTTGATTTGGTTGGATCTTTGCGGGTGGCTGATAGCCTTCCTGAGCGAATCCACGCGGTTAGTGTTGGCGCGGACACTCCCAGGAAAGCGCAAGCCTCCTCCTTCGTAAGGCTGTATTTATCCATCTATACCTCTGCTATTTCCCTTCGCGAACTCTATGCACCTCACAGTTAAGCCGCAGCCATGCAGGTGGATGCTTAGGCCAATAGGGGGCGATTTTCACTGCGTGTTTATCGAGTAGCTGTCGAAAGGTGAATTTGTTGGTAGGGGAGTCGAATTCTTTTAAAAGTTCTCTGGCTGTACTGCGGAGAAGGTTTTTCTGAACGCTGCCGGTATCAGGTTCAAGCTGTTTACTGGGCATTCATTCCCCCAATGATCCCAGCCTGGCGCATCGCCACGGCTGAAGAGTTCTACTCTGGAAACGTCGCCGTATAGCAGCTCAAGGCGGCGGCGCACCTCCCACGGTTTCTGGCTATGTTCGCCAAGACAACTGAAGACAACCTGCTTTATCGATGCGCTGACACGTTCAATGCCTTTCCCGCGAACGGCGATCAGCACGTCCTCCGAATTGGCGCGGGTGTAATTGCCACCATTCATCCGAGTTTCAGCATTCAGCATGTCGAGCAGTTCAGTGAAGTCGTAGATGGTTTGCTGCTCCAGAGCCTTATTGAACCGCAATTCAGCCTGCTGATTCAGCTTTACCCAAGTGAATGCCTTCATCGTCCTGACGCTAAAACCCCAGGCTTCGGCCAGCGCTATCGCTTCCTGGCTGTGATTGCCGGTGTACCACATTGCCAGCACGCTATCAGGAGCGGCGAGCGCCCATACAGGGAGATGCTTTAGATCGGCCATTGTCATCGTGTTGTAGTGGTTCTCGGCAGCGCCATTACTTATTGTGTTGCCATAACTCCAGGGGGGATCTGCATAAATGAGCTGATAGGTCATCGTTATCTTCCCCAGTTGCGCGATGCAGCATTGACGCAAAAATCGATGCGGATTTGCACCCATGCAATATCTACCGCACGAGCCAATCCGAATGTTTTAAGCCAAATGCTTGCAGCGTCGGAATAATGGCCGCGACGTTCCGCCTCAGCGGCCTGGTGCGCTAAGTTTTTATATCCAAATGTCATGGTGATGCTCCGGTGTTAGTAGGTACGTTGGCGGGTTACTGGCGCTAAAAGCTGGTTGAACTGCTGAACGAGAAGGATCTGTCTGACAACTGCTGGTGGTTCACTGCGAATGTAGCTATCGGTGATTTTGTCCCGGAGTTTTTCCGACGGGGTTTTTGAATGTATTTTGTATCGGGGATCTACCGATATGACCTTCAGCGCCTTCTGTCGGCTTCTGGCTATGTAGCTGTCGCAAACTACATGATTAGATTCGGAAATTTGCCTGCGCAGTGTTCTGATGATTTTGATGTCAATGTTCGACCAAGGGAATGCCTTTTGCAAAACCTCAATGTGACCGGCAACGTCGTAATAACCGGCGTCCTTTACCAGAAATTGCAGGAAGTCATAATTGTTTTTTTCGCTCACTTCTTTATTTCCACGTTGTATTTTTCGTGACTCATGACGTTCCATGAGTGACCGTTGTCTTTTGATAGCAGACGCCAGCAGCGGGCTACTGGCAGCGTTAAATGCTTGTGTTGGTAGGTTCGGGTGGGTGTCTTTTTGCCATCTCTGAAGGCGCACAGAACACCCTCAGCTTTGATGCTGATTCGTTGCGGAATTCGAGGTTTCATTTTTACCGGTGGTGAGGTGTTATTTTGTGGTTGGAGCCCAGCAGATTTTCTTTATGTCAGGGCGGCGAACGCGTTCAACAGCTTTTTCTTTTTCCAGTTTCATCAGGCGCTGGCGGATGGATTTACCCGTCATGCCGCTATAGCCAGCGCAGCGGAGTAGGTTGGCGACAGAGTCAGGAGTTGATCCGGTTACGCTGAGTCGAGCGAGAATTTCGTTATCGTCGGGTGACAGGATCATTGCCGCCCTCCGGTGCTGCTGCCAGCAAACCTGCCTCTTTCAATGTGCGGCTTAGTTGCTCGCGTAGTTGTTGTGTCCCTTGAAACTTCACAGCGGTATCGCGGAGGCTGTTGACCAGCTCGCGGAAAACGTGGGGTGGCAACTTGTAACCCTGGCTAACAGGTTGAGCCAGCATTGCTGCGCGGCAGGCGTTAAGAACACCAGACGCATATGCCATGTCTGTCGTGTAGCGTTCATTCCAGTTTTGCTTCTGGCCGTTTCGGTACAGGGATTCAAGCGCCGCCACTGCATTTATGAAGCATTCCGGCACTGCTGGCGCACCTGTAAACTCTGGGTTTACAACTGCCGCGGGCGAGGCTGCATAGAGGTAGTTAATCCCATCAGGAAGCAGACCCAAATCCGGGCGAGTATTGCCCTCAATTCTCCCCGCGTTTATCCAGTCATCGCCTTCTATCTCGATGAAAAATACCGGCTGCGCGGTTGCTGGCGCTGGCGGGGCAGTGAACAGCGGCACGCAGAACTTTTCCGAATACTGGCCGTATGTTTCCTTCTGTTCATTTGGGTATTTCAAAAGCTGAGCGGGGCTTGTGAATGCCACCGGCTGCGCCTCCCGGTTAGCCAGGAGTTCGCGGGCCGCAAGATACCCATAATTAATCGGTACGCTCATGCCGTAGCCTTTTTCATGGCTGTCTACAATTTGGCGCAGCTCATCAGTCGTTAGTGTCTTTTTCATTGTTGGTTCCTGCGGTAATCCTGAATCGTAAACACAATTGGCGCGGGGTCGGGCTTCATCAGCTCGGACAAACTTGGCTCAGCGGGGGCCAAGCCAGCAAAAATTAATGCCTGTTTGATGCCGAGAATTACCGCTGCGATGAGAAGCCATTTCCCAATGAAGTTAAATAGGCGTGTCATGCATCCCCCTGGTCGAACATAATTCGTGAATATTTTGCGTCGCTCGAAACCTCAAGCCAGCCTTCACAGCGTTCATCTGTACGCCAGCTAGTCCGCCCGTTGTGCTGGTACTGGCTACCGCGAACATCATTGATATCGTCTTCACTGAAGAAAATAGGTTTACCGCAGTGGGGGCACATACAACCCCATTCGCCGTCGGCACGCCCGATGCGTTCCACTGTCAAAATTTCGTTGCTTGCCATGTTAATCATCCACCTCGACTTTGATACCAGCGGCGCGTACAGCATCGGCGCAATAATCAACGGCGGCATTAAAGCCGTCACCGGCAAATGGCACGTTGCTAGCTGCTTTTCTGCTGACTCAGCGCGCTCGGTCAGGTTCATTGCTTTGGCGCACATCACGTCAACTCTGGCGTTTGCCTCGGCAATTTCTCCATCCTTCGCTTCCAGCTCTGCCAGCAGGGCAAGAACGACAGCAGGGTTAGCCGCGGCGATGAATTCTGCATCATTACCAACGCCGCCACTGGCTAGTTGCCGGTGAAATGCATCAGAGATTGTTGCAACGGGATGGGACTGATTGCTGACTATCGTATTGCCTGCGCGGTCAATACCCCACGGCCCCGGAGTTGCGGCCAGCGCAGCCGCTTTCAGTTCGCTCAGCTTATTGTCCATCTTTGACCTCTCGCACTTGCACGCTCAGCACCAGTTCACGCCCGTCCTTCAACGCGTAGGTGTGGCTTTCTCCGGTCTGAAAAAGGTGTTCTGCAACAGCGAGTCGAGCTATTTCAGTTACGTTGGTTTTCTGCCCAATCCAGCGACCCTTGTCGGTGTCCAGCGTGCCGTAAAAAATAGAACCGCTAAGCGGGCTGGCACCCATCGTTTTCACCTTGCTCATCACGCACGCTCCAGGGCGATTGCGCCTTCTTCCGGATACTCAGCGTCGTGAGCAATCAGGCCGTGATAGTCAGGACCGCCTTGCTCACCGGCGATAGTTCCCTCGCCGATCCAGACTTCAGTATCGAGTTGACCGGCATCAGGCTGTTCGTAGTTGATGCCCATTAAGTCGCAGATATCGCAAATTTGTTGGATTGTCAGATTCATTGTGCTTTCTCCTGGGCTTCAGCCCCGATCGGTTCCCAGCAAATCTGGGTGGCATAAACGGAATTCACTCGCTTAACCTGTCCAGCTGCTTCAAGCTTTTTCAGCCGACGCAACACGAATGCGGTTTTCAGTTCTCTAAATCCATCCATGCGCAGAACATTGGCGACAACATATGTCATGGACTTGCTGCCGCCCCATTTCGTCATTGCTGCCATAATTTCTGCATCGGTTGGGTTGCTCTTACGCTTAGCCATGCTGGGCCTCCTGCGGTTTTGGAAATCCGTCATAAACCTCTTGCAGGTGCCCGCGTATCTGCATGCGGCGCAGTGCGCTGTACATGTAATCGCACTCAGCCTGCTTGTTGGCTTGAAACGGTTTTCGTGAATACCAAACTGTGTTACCTGGCCAGCCGTGAACCTTATGGACTCTGCCGCCCTTTACGTGAAGCAAGCCCCATCCAGGAGGCAAATCAGACGCTTCTATAAATCCAGGCTCGGCCATGAAAAACCGCCAGTCACCCATTCCTTGATTTGGCATTCTTCTGAAAGATTTTTTCTTATCAGCCAGGAAGTCAGCGCGTGAGCACTTAACCTCAATTAGGCATGAGGCGAGACTTCGGAATCCGATCGCGTCCGGTTGCTCTCCGGTAGAAACAGCAGCAACAAACCGATCATGGAATGCCACTTTGAATCCGTTATTGCGCAGGAACCGTTCGGCAATCAGACAAAGTTCGCTGTGTGTCAGTGCTGGCTTCAGTTCATTTGCCATGCTGGGCCTCCTCATCGCCATCTACTGGCAGCCACTCGATACCGTTAAAAAACTCTGTGGCCGCCATTGCCGTTGAGCTGTACCACTTGGAACCAGGCTCTGAAACGACGTAAGCACCATTCTCTGCGCAGAAGTAACGCAGGCTGCCGGGTTTCAAGTTTTGATTACCCGCGCCGCTACCCGGACTGGCGCTTCTGATGGCAATATTCAGCGCATAGGATTCCGCTTGTTCGCGATCGCTAAAATACTTCATCCATGCCAGCGCTGAATCACACCCGCCACCGTTGTGAGTGGGGAAGGTTGCAACGACACATGGCCCCATGCCCCAGAAGTTTTCATCGAAGCTCATTGCGATGCCGAGGGCTTCAGCTTTCTGCTTCAGTTCATTTGCTGGCATCACTGGGCGCTCTTTCATTTGGCCTCCACTACGTGCTTGCGGCGGGAATAGAGCACTTCCAACGCCCACTCATGGCCCGCCTTGGTCGGCTTATGCGTTTTCCCGGAAATCAATCCAAGGTTTGTTGCAATGCAGATAGCGGTATAGCCCTAGTGATAACCGGCGGCGCGCTTAAGCACAGTGTCAGCAAGGATCACTTCGAAATCAGTACGCCCGAAGCTGGTGCCTTCGAAAGCCTGCTTGATGGCTTCCGAGGTAAGGTGTGCGATTGCCTGTTTCATTTGGCCTCCCGCAGCTGCTCGATCGCTTCAGACAGTTTCCCCTGAATAACCTCCAACCCGGCTACTGAGCTGCTGGATATTACAAATACCGCGCCTACATCATCGGTATTCTTTCCCTCAGTCCATTTATATTCGGTGCCTACACCGCCCTCTCTCTCACGGACAGGAGCGAAGCAGATTCCAGCGTGACCATTTTCAAATTTGGTTGAACCGACCATCACATCACCGTTGCCAAGGTGAGCGTGGACACTGCCATGCTGGAAAGAAAACCCGCGCTTATCAGTAAACTTCTCCACTCCCCGCGCTTCGATAGCGGCAACGGCGGCGTCAGTGGCTGGGGTTTCTGGACTCCCCCAACCGTTATCTGTAAACCAATTATCAAGAGGCTCAAGGGCGCCATTCAGATGCCACCCAGCAACTTCGAATCCTTTGCCGTAGAGTTCCTCGTTGATTTCGCCAACAACTCCCTTCAGCGCCGCATTCTCCACAGCCAGCGCATCGCGCTCAGTCTTGACCGATTCCAGTTCAGAAAACAACGTTGCATAGTCACCGTGCGCCACGTAGCCGCCCTCCGGGGTTTCACGCATCCACGCGATCTCATGAGAAATGCTCAGCGAGAAGTCAGGGTTAAAGCGCTTGATCATCGCTGGCCTCCTTGGCAGGGTTCTGCTGCCGATACTCGTTGAGGATTTTGTTGATTTCTTCTCTCGTTCCAGTAGCGAGAATCAGTACATCACCCTCATCGCGTGTCGCTGGGGCTGCGTCGTAGAGCAATTCGCATAATCTGCGTGCGCGGACGGCACTGAAAAGAGGGGTGATAAAGGACTTCGTGACTTTCTTCTTGCCTGCCTTCTTGGCCTTTTCGACGTCACCGGCAAGCACTTTTCCCGCAGCTTCGCCGTGCTCTTTTACGCGGTCTACAGCGGCGTCAACGGCAACAGAACCCTCTCTAACAAGCGTCTGAACGTCGTGATTGGCCTGGCTGAATGCCAGCAACTTATCGACCGTAGCGCGGCTCTTACCGACCAACGCGGCGATTTCATCGGGGGAAAGATTGAACCCGGCCAGCTCTTTTACAACAAGTGACTGCTCGTAAGGGGATAGGGGGAGCTGGGTGTTACTGTTCATGATGCGAGCGATACGCTCTACATCATTTCCAGTGAACGGAATGATCTGTATGCGCTCTACTGGCTTGCCTGCGTCACGACAGCGGCTATAAGCACGGCGACGGCGATGCCCTTCGACAACCCAAACGCCGCCTTCATCGCGAACTCTTACCTCGAGCGGTGGCACCGGTTTGCCTTTCATCAGGTGTAGAAAGAGCTTTTCATCTTCGGCCAGAGTGTGTTCATTCTCCACACGCTTGTTAAAGCCTTCCTGCACATGAATATCGTCAAGATCCATTGTCATGCGGCCATCAGGGCGCTTTATGGTGCCGTCCTTTGCCATTTGCTTAAATGAGTTAGCCATCAGTTATTCAACCTCTCCGTGGATTGTGCTTTCGCTGTGGTGCTGCAGGCGTCCGCCTGGCGGGTGGGTAATGCCATAAGTCAGGACATACGCCGAACCGTCTTTAAACCCAGTCCAACGTGCGCAGGCGCTGACTATTTGGCCCTGCACATCCTTACCCCGGTGATCGGAGTAATTAACAATGGTGCCAATGTGGTAACGCGGTTCGCACAGGCTCGGCGGGAGAGGTTTCTTTTCCATGATTAACTCCAAACAGCGCCAGCAGTAAGCAGGCACAGGGTAAAAATAAGCAGATAGAAGAGGTGTTTACCGTGGTGACGCTTAGGGGCAAAATCGCCCCCGGTGAGGTCATGCTTATGCTGGATGCGAGCATTGAGGGTTACCATGAGGGCCTCCGTTGCTGAGAATGCAGGCGGCGCTGCAGGGTTTTTATAGCCTGGCGGGTGATGTAATAGCCTGAGCATGTGTCGGCGCAGACGAGCATTCTCACGCTCTTATATCTGCCGTCTTCGTAGCGTTGAATGCTTACGCCCTTTTTCTCTACGTTGCGTGTCTTACCGCAGTGCTCACAGCATTGGGTGGTGGTTTGCATAGCATGTCCTCTCATTGAATTTCACATGGATAAAGGCACTGCCTGAGTTGATGCACGCGCTCGGTTTCCCTACGGTTCCAGCACTCTGGAGCAGTGGGCAGCACCTTTATTGATGTAAAAAAGAGCCCCGACAAGCGGGGCAAAGGATGTAGCAAGGGAAGTGGTATGGAGTAGGTTCGTGATGACTCACGCACCTGGTGGCGCACCGAACCGGGGATTTATACTGTGTAGGTTAAAATTAGAACCGGAACGATACGCCACCAGATAAGTGAGCAACGCCGGTATTACCCGGCGAGGTAGAAGCCCACGATTGACCAACATGCGGCGCAGATGACAAACACGCCCAGCCAAACGATTTGATTAAGTGTCATGATTGCCTCGATGCGCCCGTGGGCGCGGTGGGTGTTATGCAACTGACAAGCAGGTTGGCAGCGCGCAGCGATGTTTGAACATGCGCACATAGCGAACCATGAAATTGATTTCACGTAGGCTGAAAGGCTTCCAATCAGATGCAAGCCATACAGTGAACGCTGCGTGCCGTTGTTCTGTATTTTCGCTATATCTGTCGCGGAAATACTTAGCTAGGTAATGTTTCGTGTTCATCGTGTAACCCTCCGCTGTGTGGTGCGCCCCGCAGGGCGCGGTAAGTTATGCAACTAGCGATGCCCACTCACGAGACAAGCGGCGCTTATCCCAAGCTAACTGCACGTAAGTGCCGCGAAATGGAGATAGCCTCCATCTTGCTGCTTGGCTGCGGTAATAGGCACACTCATCAGCGCACTCACGGGCGAAGATTTCCGGTGTAGTCATCGTGTAACCCTTTGCTGTGTAGTGGTCTTATGCCTGTCCGCCGGATACTCTCGGCGGCAGGGTAAATCCACTCGTCATTTTTAGGCTGATTGATGCGTTAACCGGTCGCCAACCGGACCTACGTGATGCTTATCGCCACTTTTCCCTCACTCCGTCGCAGGGGGAACGGTCGTCCCGTTTATTCACTACATGATCATGCCCTCCAGTTGTCTGCCTGTTCGTTGCTGGGTCAGGCTCCCGTGCTTAAGTCCCACGCACCCGTCATAGCCGAAGCTGATAAATGCGCTGGGGGTAAAAGTTATTTCGTCACCCAACTCTGTCCGCTGCATGCCTGCCGTGCCATGCCCCCTTAAGGGCTGGAGACTGCCGGGTACTGAGTTGTGCAGATCTCTCTGCTCAGTGCTGAGTGACTAAACCTGATTGTTAAAGAGCGTCCCGGTGGTTTGGGGGTGACGTTGTTGCTGTCGATGGAGTGATTATTAGCTATCGGTTAATTTTGGTCAATAACCAATGGTTAATTTAGTTGTGATAATTAATTAACCAAATGAACTGAAAGGGAATTTAGTTGTGTTTTTTTTCTTAAAAAGGGGGCGTTAGGTGGGGGTTGTGTCTTGATGGTGATTTTTAGGCATAAAAAACCCGGCGCATGGCCGGGGTTTGTTTATTGGAGGTACGTGATTTTTACCAGATAGTCGATGTCCAGAATAGGCGACCGATAATTTCTATTTTATCCAGATCAGCTTCTTCATCAGGGTGTTCAGCAGTATTGAAGCTTCTGATGCTGAGTCGATTTGGTCCCACTCTGTAAAGGATTTTTAGCCGCTTCCATCCATCTTGGTTAATTGCATAAACTTTCCCGTCCACGATCTTTTTGTCGTCCGTGTTTACTGCGACAGTTGATCCATCGGGAATGTTAGGCTCCATGCTATTACCGCGAGCAGGGAAACAGAGCACTCCTGAACCATCTGTACTTGCACCAATCCGGCGCAGCGTGGCTTTGGAGAATCTCAATTTAAACCCGTTGTAGTCTTCTTCGTTAAAACTTCCATCCCCAGCGGCGAGTTCAATATCTCGCAAAAAAGGAACCTCAACCTCATCCTGTGGTAGAGGCGTATTGCTATCCCAGGCGTCAACACTATCCCACTCTTCTTGAGGTGGGACGTTTGACTCTTGTTTTTGAACACCGGAGATATTCTCTTTCATTTCACCGCGTCCGTACTCTAACCATTCAGGGCGCACTCGTAGCCAACGACTTAACGCAAGGATGTTAACCGAGTCAGGTATGGCCGCTGCATTCATCCATTTCCAGATGCCAGGCTCAGTGATGGAAATACCCTGTTTAGATAGGGCGTCCTTCATACGCTTCGGAAGCCCACGACCACCTACGCCAGCTTCTAAACAAGCAGCGCGCAAGCGTTCTGTGAATTTCTCTTTCAGTTCATCTTTTTTAACCATGCGTTAAGTATCCAAAGAATTGACATAACTGTCAGTTAAGATATATTCTTAACTCGTAGTTAATTTGGTTAATAAAGGAATCCTATGAACCCAGTACAAATTGCAGTTGATGCGGTTGGTGGGCAAACGGCGGCGGCAAAGATCTGTGGTTTAACGGTGGTAGCCGTTCACAAATGGTACGCCAAGGGCCGATTGCCTCGAACCGAATACACCAAGAAAACAAATTATGCCCAGCGGTTAGCAGCTGCTGCCGGTGGGAAGTTCAGCGCTGAATGGTTACTTCACGAAGCTAACCCTGACCGCTAAGACAACTTTGCCGCAAGGCAATTCAATATTTCACTGTAAGACAACGGAAATTGTAAATGGAATCAACTGCAACAGCCCGCAACGAAGCGCGGGAAATCCAGAGCGACATCATGAGCCGAATTGCTGTGATTGGTGTTACTCGGCTGGCTAGCACGATCGGTGTTGATAAATCGCAGGTCAGCCGCTGGCAGAGCAAAGGCGGACTGGTGGAAAAGGCGAGCCTGCTTCTTGCCGCGACAGGATTCAAACGTTCGGAAACCATGCTGACGTTTCGTGGGGAAGAAACCGCAGAGTTGGCACGCGGGCTCATGGCGATGCTGGAGCACATCCGGGAACCAAAAACGGAATAGGGGGCTTTATGGCCTGGGACACTTTTGTTTACGACAACATCAAGCGGCAACTGATGGCTGAGGGATTCAGCGAAGCGGTGGCTCAGGGGGGGGCAAATCATGGTGCTGATCACTATCGCCGTATGTCGCAGGCGAGCCGCAAGGGGATGGCATTCGACGATTGTCTCACCCGTGCAAGGCAGTTTTCACTTGCGAGCTGTACGAAGGACGAAAAGCCAGAGAAGGCGGGTAAGAAAGCAAAAAGCCGAACAGTTACAGCTGCTCGGCCTTCACTAATCTGATTTGGAGTTCTGCTATGAACAACCTGATTGTGATCGAAAATACCACCATTCGTCAAGATGCCGCTGGGCGTTATTGCCTGAACGACTTGCATCGTGCTGCTGGTGGAGAAGAGAGGCACAAGCCGAAATACTGGTATGCGACGCAGCAAACGAAAGAGTTGGTTTGCCTTTTGACCGAGGGGGGAATTCCTCCCTCGCTTGAAAATCATCCAATTAACGTTATTCGTGGCGGCTTGGAGCAGGGCAGTTATGCCTGCAAAGAGTTGGTGTACTCGTATGCCATGTGGATCAGTGCGGCCTTCAATCTGAAGGTAATACGTACATTTGACGCCACACAGAACCCGTCAGCGCTTACCGAGCTTGAAATGATAGCTCGTATGGCAACCAGCGCCGCGCAGCAACAGCGCCAGATGAATGCCCTGCAGTTGCAGGTAAATGGCGTATCCCAGCAGATTGAGGAAATCTCAACCGGCGCAATCCCGCCAGGCTGGCAGACCATCCGCAACTTGATTGCCGCATCCGGCCTTTCAGATGGGAAGGTGCGTGCGCTCATCAGAGCTTTTCACGTTCCCAGCAAGAAAGTTCCCTTCAATGCCCCCGGCGGCATCTTGAGCAACGCGACCGTCGCCAAGGAAGACGAGTTCCTTTCTGCTTTGAGCGAAGTCCGCAGAACGTCCACGCGCGCCTGTAGAAGTAAGTACTGGTATCACCCGCGCCTCGGTCGTTTCGAGATGAAAGAACTCCATGACAAGTAATCACTCTGTGCCCTTAAACCGGGAATACCTTGATGACCACGGTAAACGCGTGACCGTCATTCGGTGGGATCGGTCTGCACAGCAGGTGATTTTTATGCGAGAGGGCTACCCGTATGAATGCATGCAGCCACTTGAGCGATTTAGAGAGAAATTTAAGCGAGTCGAAGTATGAGCATGAACCTGATGGCGCAGGCTATGAGCATAAAAGTGGGTAACCCACTGCGCAAGCTGGTGCTGATCAAGATAGCCGACAACGCTAACGACAAGGGCGAGTGCTGGCCTTCCTATCAGCATGTCGCTGACCACTGCGAGTGCAGCAAAAGTGCTGTACGGGCGCATATTGAGGCATTGATTAAGATGGGATTAATCACCAAAGAGAACCGTTTGGGTGTGAATAACGGCAAGGGTAACACCTCGAACCTTTATTACCTGACGCTGGATACCCCTGTGCCACCAGAAAGCATAGCCCCCTGTGCCGCCAAAAAGCATAGCCCTATGCCGCCAAAAAACACAGGGGTATGCCAGCAGGTGGCACCCCCTATGCCATCAGAAAGCACACCCCCTATGCCAGCAGATGACACCAGAACCAGTCACTCTTTTGAATCTGTCATTGAACCAAAAGAAAACCCCCCTATAGCCCCCCAGGCTGAACAACCGGCGCCGGACACATCAGGCATTGCTGGGGAAGTACTGGATTTTTTGAATCTGAAAATCAACGGCAGAACACCAAAGCGCGCCAACACCCTGCGAGAAATCTCGGAGCGCTTGGCTGAAGGAAACACCGTGGACGAACTGAAGCTGGTGGCAGAACACCGCGCAAGCCTGCTGCTGACCAACCCAGAAATGGGGCACATGCTCAGCGCCAAGATGATCTTTGACCCGGTACGGTTTAGCGGATATCTGGCAGCGGCTAACACCTGGGACAGCCAGCGCACTCGGAAAGCAGCAATGGCCGAGGCTGTAGAGCAACAGCGTCAGGATCCGCCGGCTGGTGATATTCCAGAAATAGATTTTGATGAGTCATTTGACCGACTGATCCGTGATGCAGCTATGCCAGCTAACGCAGCAGAAAAGCGCGCTCAACAGCAGGTTCGCAAAAACGGCTTTGGCGATGTTGACGAAAGCAAGGCCCGCCAGATGTGGCGTCCAATTTTAACCCGAGCATACGCAATGACAGGAGCGCAGGCATGAGAGCGATTGTGAAATCTAACGTACAGCGTGATCTGGGTATCGCGATGATCAAGGTCGATGAAAAGTTGATGCCGTACTTTACCGGGCGCGTCCTTGTTGCAACGCTGCCGGATGAGATGAAATCACTGCCTGATGGCGAATTGCCGAAGGTAGAGCACGAGATAGCGAATGATCCTCGCTTGCAGCCATTCTTTCAGCATGAGCGGGTAATCTACGCTGCTGGTGGCATTAGTTCGATGGAAGCCTGGGCTACGCGGTTTATGGGATGCCAGTACTGCGGAGATGATAAACCTCGCAATCTGGAAACTCGCCGCTATGGAAATTCAGCAATGAGAATGTGCTGGGGCTGCGACAACAAGACCAACGGGCACATTTCGCCAAAGCTTGATGAACTGGCGAATACGAACGCGGCACGCTGGGTTGTCGAAACAGCAAAATGGCGGCTCAAGTCACCGGGGCAGTTGACGGTGCCGGAGCTCGTACTGTGGGCGGCTATTTCCGGTGTTGTTGACCTGATCCCCAATGAAATATCAGCAGAGATTTTAGCGATACCAAATCCGGTAAGGGTAGCCGGGGCGAGGAAAGAGACTGAAATGGCAGTCGGGCCTGCGCCTACTGAGATTCTGACAAAGACTGCAATGAAAGTTTTTAAAGTCGACGAAAAAGTTCCAGGGGCGTTCGTGTTGCTTCCAAAAAGAACTCGCGCCGAAGACAGCAAATACACCCGATGGGTTAAGACGCGCGCATGCTGCGGTTGCGGGGAACGCTCGGACGATCCTCACCACATCATCGGACACGGTCAGGGTGGGATGGCAACAAAAGCGCACGACTTTTTCACTATTCCTCTGTGTCGAAAATGCCACGATGCGCTGCATAAGGATGTTGCGGGGTGGGAAGCGGAACATGGTAGCCAAGTAGAGCTACTGTTTGATTTCCTGGATTTCTCATTTGGCATTGGGGCTATTGCATGAAGACCTATCTCATTACACCCATTCCAAAGCCGCGCCAAACGCAAAAAGACCGGTGGGCCAAGCGCCCGCCAGTTCTGCGCTATAGGGCATTCTGCGACGAGGTGAGATTACACCGCATATCGCTGCCTGAGAGTGGCTATCACGTCACCTTCGTCTTACCTATGCCAGATAGCTGGAGCAAGAAGAAACGTGCGGAGATGGCCGGTAAACCGCATCAGCAGAAGCCCGACAAAGACAATCTGGAAAAGGCTCTGTTGGATGCCATTTTTGAGGACGACTGCCGGATCTGGGACGGTCGAGTAACAAAGGTTTGGGGCGAAGTAGGCCAAATAATTATCGGAGAAATAGCATGAGATTAGAGTCGATTCCAAAATACTTTGCACCAAAATCACCAACGTTTAGCGATTCTCCGCGCGCAACTTCGACAGACGCTCTGACAGGCACCGACATTATGGCTGCACTTGGCTTGGCCGACATGAAAGGCGGTTTCGGCTTGGATTTGTTCCTGGCAAAGCAGGGAATCAGCTCGCCAGAGCGCGCCCTTGATAGTCTGAAGGACTACGCGGAGAAAGCAGCTATTTTTCACAAAGCTATGCGTAAGCACAGTGACGAGCTTCAGCAGATAGCGATCAGCATTATGGTGCTTTTCGCATTCCAAGATTATTCCCGCAGCGCCGCCAGCGTCAGACCATGCGAGTGTTGCAAGGGGGAAGGGTTTACCGACGCTGACGTTTTTACCAACAAGGTTCAGTATCCAGACGGAAAGCCGCCGAAATGGGCAAAGATTACAAAAGGCGTGTTCCCGTCCTACTGGGAAGAAGTGAAGGCAGTGAGGGAGGTGGTGAGAGTGCTTTGTCCGACTTGCAAGGGGAAAGGGGTGATCAGTAATGCGTGTAGGTGTAACGGTAGAGGAAAGGTATTGGACAAGACGCTGACAGATAAGACCGGCATACCTACCATGAAAGAATGCGGTAAGTGCAACGGTAGAGGATATGCGCGTTTACCGGCAGAACGGGTTAGAAAGGCGTTGGCACTGGAAGGCATTGAAATCGCCGAAACAACATGGCGTCGCGACTACAAGCCATTTTATGAGCAGCTTGTGACTCAGTGTCATAAAGAGGAAAGTGTTGCTGATGCAATGCTGTCTGAGGTTACGGTTTAACCATTTAATGAAAAATAGCGACACGTTAAATGCAAAGTATTGACAGTTTGGCGAAAATGGACTAGCTTTACACCCATGATGTGATATTTACGCCTGTCACATGATCATTCTCTTAAGGCCCGCCATTGTGCGGGCTTTTCCGTCTTTAGCGCCCAATGCCTCACTCACTGACGTATGTCGCCTCGCATTCGCGGCGCTAACTCCTTTCCTTCACACAGCACAGCCCGATAACCGGGAGGTGGAGTCATGAAAATGCACCCAGACAATCCAAACCTGCCGTACTGGTGGTCGGCACTGCTCGGCTTCTTTTCGTTGCTGTCGCTGCAGGATTACATATTTATCATTGGCGCGGTGATATCGGCCTTCTTCACGATCAAAACGTACTACGCAAAGCGTAAAGAAGAGCGTGAGCGTTTAGCAGAGGAACGTCGCCGTACTCAAATTATGCAGGACTACCTGCACGGCGTGTCAGTTAAACCGGAGGGTGAGCGTCCAGCAGCTGTGGAAGTGGTTGCGGAAGCAATGCGCAGGGCAGAGGGCTGATATGGCGATAAGCAAATCTAAACTCAGTGCCGCGATGCTGGCATTGATCGCCGCAGGTGTATCGGCTCCGGTGATGATGTCGCAGTTTCAGGATGAGAAGGAAGGCCAGCGGCTAACGGCGTATCAGGATACGGGCGGAATCTGGACAGTCTGCGGCGGTGTGACGACCGTCAACGGTCAGAAGGTTGCAAAAGGTATGCGCCTGACCGCCGAGCAGTGCAAGCGTATTGACGCCGCAGAACAGAAGAAGGCGCTGGACTGGGTGGGCCGCAACATCAAAGTGACGCTGACTGAGCCTCAGAAAGTCGGCATTGCCTCATTCTGCCCGTGGAACATTGGCCCCAGCAAATGCTTCACTTCGACGTTCTACAAAAAACTGAATGCCGGTGACCGCCTGGGTGCCTGTGCAGAGATGAAGCGCTGGATTTTTGACGGAGGGCGCGATTGTCGGATCCGTTCGAACAACTGTTTCGGTCAGGTATTACGACGCGATCAGGAATCAGAGCTTGCTTGTTGGGGGCTGGATAAATGAATCGATTAATGGTGGCGACAGTTGGTGCTCTGCTGATTATCTTCATTGTGCTGGCATGGTTGGCCTTTTATTTCCACGGTAGCGCTGTAACGGCTGGCGGGAAGGTTGAGCAGTTGCGAAGTGACAACAACCTGCAGGCAGTCACGATTGCTACCCAGGCGTTTCAGTTCCAGCGTGCCAACGAAATCAGCAACGCGGCGACCCAGTACGGCATCAAAACCGACGCGGACACCCAGGGGAAAGAAATTGAATACCGGACGATCCTCAAGAATCAGCCAACGTGCGATTTGGCTGTGCCTGCCGCTATTGCTGGTGGGCTGCTCGACTACACGCACCGTCTACGTTCCCGCGCAATGTCAGCCGATACCATCGTCGCTGACGCAACCGGTGCTGGCCCCGCTCCCTCCGGCACGCTGACTTACTGCCAGGCAGTGTTGTGGATTGATCCGTTGCTGGCGGCGCTTGACAAAGCGAACAATCAACTACTGGCGATAAGGCAGCTTGATGAAGAGAGGCAGAAATGACAGACATGGATTTTGTACTGATGTGTCTCGGTCTCGGATTTGCATTTAGCGTGATATTTATTGGCAAACGTGGTGGTGGTTGCATGCGAAACCCTCCACCGCCAATCGGCTATGTGAGGCCAGCCCCTCCGCCATTCCCCTCACGACCATATAGTATCGAGAAGGGAGGGCGGAACCCGCCGCCACCAGATCATTACATTAAGCCAGCGCCAACCCCACCTCCGCCATGCGTAAGTCGGAAATGTAGACATGCCGGGATAATTCCACGGCAGAACCCGCCTGATGAGTCTGGAGGCTGCAATGATCTGTAATCTAGTTTGTGAGGTAAGAATACGGCGCTGGGCAATCCCAGTGCTGATTATTGCGCATTTAACCCGATGGGACTGGTTATTGATGAAATGCATCAGCATGCAGGTGAAAGCCGTCCCGGTAAAGAATTCCCCCGACAAGGAATGAGACAGTGAAGCCCTGCAGGAGGTGATCACGTCTTGCTGGCGGGTAAGCCGCAAGTGGCGAGGCAACCCCGCGAGGTGTGGCTGATGCTGCGTTTATTAAGGAAGCGGGAAAAAGTAGCGGATGAGATGAAGTGCGATGTAAGCGAAAGGTGTTAGCAGCGTGAATAGAGCAGTTGCAGCCCGATAAAAATCTGGTGGATAGTTCATAAAGCCTCCGTGGTTGGTTAGATCGTTTAGTTGCTATAAGGGCACCTATTCAAAGCTGAGCGACTGCTCCTCTATACAGAGGGTCATTGCTGAGCCTGTGATGCATCTATTGTGTCGGCTATTAGGCCTTCCATTAGTGAGTCGTAATTGCTGACATGTAGCTGGAGGCAGGCGTATCATCCTCTGAACCAGGAGGATTCCATGTCATACAATCTCGGCAATCTGCCCAAAGAAGAAATGGACAAGGTGAACGTTGACCTTGCCGCATCAGGCGTAGCGTACAAAGAGCGAATGAACCAGCCAGTGATAGCTGACCAGGTGGAGCGAGAGCAGCCTGAGTATTTGCGTGAATACTTCCGTGAGCGTGTGGCGCATTACCGAGAGGTGAGCAAGAGGCTACCTAACGGCTCCGCGCCGGTTTATCTGCAAATGGCAGAGGGCAACGGCAAGAAGTAACAGAACATCGATAACGACCCGCTTCGGCGGGTTTTTTTATGCCCGTAAACTGGAGGCGATTTAATGTCAGAAACGAAGGAAATTACCCAAGCCCAGAGTATCCGCCTCAATATCTTGAGTCTGGTTGCCTACGACACAGCAGCGGCTGCTGACGCCATTAAGTTTGTGGCGGACGATCCATTCAGAGCTGATTTGTTTAAGAAGCAGTATGAGAGACCTGAACTGATGCACCTTGAGGTAATTTCCAGGGTGAGAAAGGCAATTCAGGAAAGCACAGAGGCCTTGCTGATTTTAAGCATCCCAGAAGTGTAAGCATCGCAGCAGCCATTCAGTGAGTGGCTGATTCAATGCTACTGACAACCAGCAGGAGAAAACCATGGCGAAGCAAGTACCGGATGAAAGCCATGAGCGGCGTCCATACCCGCCACTGCAATTCATAGAGTCACATCAACTGATGCCATACATCGGCCTTGTTCCAGCTAATGAAGTGCAGGAGTGGGTGAATAGCCAAATTCTGAGCGACACCGGCAGCCTTCATAACCCTGATCACTCTCACCTGATGGATGCCGACATACGGTTTATGTGGGCGTCATCCGCGTTTGAGAAGAAAGGGCGCTATGTGCTCGGACAGGCAGAAGAGGTTGCCATGCGCGCCGGGGGCTGGCAGAAGGCCAGAATGGAACAGCAGATGCATGAATGGTTCGGTGAAGTGCCGAAGTTCATAATCACGCTGGCAGCGGATTACGTCGCTCAGTGCTCTGATCTGGAGTTCTGCGCATTGGTTGAGCATGAGCTCTACCATATTGCCCAGGCAACCGATGATTTCGGCGCGCCGAAATTCAACAGGGAAGGTCAGCCGGTGCTGAAGTTGCGCGGCCACGACGTTGAAGAGTTCGTTGGCGTGGTCCGTAGGTATGGTGCCAGCGTGGAAGTTCAAGAAATGGTTGATGCGGCTAACAAGCCTGCGGAGGTGGCACACCTAAACATTGCCAGGGCATGCGGTAACTGCATGTTGCGGCTGGCGTAAATTCAGGACAGGTCAGGACGGATGGTGAAATATGGCGGCGCTAAAATCAGAGGTTAAAGCCTTCATAATTCAATCCGTTGCGTGTTATGACACCCCTACTCAAGTGGTGGATACTGTCCTGAAAGAATTTGGGGTAAAAATAACCAGGCAACAGGTTGAACAAAACGATCCAACAAAGGTTAGCAGTAAAGGTCTGGCTAAAAGATGGGTAGATCTTTTCCACTCTACTCGTGAGCGTTTCCAGAATGAGATATCAGACATTCCGATAGCCAATAAAGCTTATCGGTTACGAGTTCTTGACCGCATGGCGGCCAGTACCGAAAAGGTTAAAAACTACGGGATGACCGCTCAGCTCATGGAGCAGGCGGCTAAAGAGGTTGGTGATGCCTATAGCAATAAACAAAAGGTTGAGCACACCAGCCCAGATGGGAGCATGACGCCAAGGCCAACGATAATCAGACTGGTGGGGGTGGAGCCAACTAATGGAAAGTCAGGTTGATCTGCAAATCCCCGCCAAACTTGTTCCTGTTTTCGCGACTGAGGGTATTCGCTACCGAGGCGCTCATGGTGGGCGAGGTTCAGCCAAGACGCGCACGTTTGCACTGATGAGTGCCGTCAAGGCGTATCAGGCTGCTGAAAGCGGTACAAGTGGGGTTATTCTCTGCGCCCGAGAGTTTATGAACTCCCTGGAAGAATCATCCATGGAGGAGGTTAAACAGGCGATCAGATCTGTACCATGGCTGGATGACTACTTCGATATTGGCGAAAAATACATTCGTACCAAGAACCGTAATGTCAGCTATGTTTTCTGCGGACTTCGCCACAACCTCGACAGCATCAAATCAAAAGCGCGAATTTTGGTGGCTTGGGTAGATGAGGCTGAATCGGTATCTGCAACAGCCTGGAAGAAACTCCGGCCAACGGTGCGTGAGCCTGGATCTGAAATTTGGGTGACATGGAACCCGGAGAAAGACGGTAGCGCCACTGATAAACTTTTCAGAAAGAATCCGCCGAAAAGCTCGATGATTGTCGAGATGAACTTTAGCGACAATCCGTGGTTCCCTGAAGTGCTCGAAGAGGAACGACGGGAAGACCTTGAAAACCTCGATTACGCCGATTACGCGTGGATATGGGAAGGGGCTTACCTTGAAAACTCCGATAAGCAGGTACTGGCGAATAAGTATGTTGTCCAAAGCTTTGCTGATGACCTATGGGAACAGGCCGAACGGCTGTTATTCGGCGCGGACTTCGGTTTTGCGAAAGACCCGAGCACGCTTATCCGCATGTTCATTCTCAACAGCAATCTGTACATCGAATACGAGGCTTACGGACACGGTGTCGAGCTGGATGACATGTGGAAGTTTTACGCAGGAATCGATGGTGCGAAGCCTAAGCAGCTTGAAGACTGGAAGGTCACTGACGAGGCGAAATTCCCTGGCATACCTCAGGCGCGGAAATGGCCGATCAAGGCTGACAACTCACGACCTGAAACAATTAGCCACATCAAGGCTCAGGGCTTCAATATTGCCGCCGCTCAGAAATGGGCAGGTAGCGTTGAGGACGGTATAACCTGCCTTCGTGGTTTTAAGCAGATCATCATTCACCCACGTTGTAAAGAAACAGCGAAAGAGGCTCGCCTGTACTCGTACAAGACCGATAGGACTACGGGGGAAGTGCTGCCAGTGATAGAAGATAAGAACAACCACTGCTGGGATGGTGTTCGATATGGATTGGACGGATATATCAAACACAAACCTCAGAGTATGGGAATGATGCTCCCTAAACGCCTCCGGTAATAACTCCACAACGGAATCGACATGAATAAAAACCTCCAGATGGCCGTCAACCACGCGTTGAACGACGCCAGGATTGAGCGTGCCCGCATGGGGATGCTGTCACCAACCATGGGGTTGGACAACAAGCGCGGTTCAGCATGGTGTGAATACGGTTTTCCTGACCAGATCACGTATGACAACCTCTATTCGCTTTATCGCCGTGGTGGCATAGCTCATGGCGCAGTAGAAAAGCTGGTGGGGAAATGCTGGCAAACCAACCCGGAAATTATTGAGGGTGAAAAGTCAGACGAGAAGCGCGCGGTAACCAAGTGGGAGAAAAAACTTAAGCAGGTGTTCACCTATCGGCTCTGGCGATCCTTTGCTGAAGCTGACCGCCGTAGATTGGTAGGCCGTTTTTCTGGTGTATTGCTGCATATAAACGACTCCCGTCAGTGGGATCAGCCTGTACTGAAAGGCAAAGCGCTAAAAAAAATAACAGTGGCATGGGCTGGGGCTTTAAAGGTTGCAGCGTGGGTAACTGATGTAAAAGCCGCAGATTATGGGCAGCCAAAGGAATGGGTGTACACGGAGCGATTACCCAATGGCGGCACTAACAGCCGCAAAGTACATCCAGACCGAATTTTCATTCTTGGCGATTATGCAGAAGACGCAATTGGGTTTCTGGAACCGGCATACAACGCATTTGTGAGCCTAGAAAAGGTGGAGGGCGGTTCTGGCGAGTCATTCCTGAAGAACGCGGCACGTCAGCTCGCGCTCAGCTTTGACAAAGAGATCGACTTTGGCAGTCTCGCGTCAATGTACGGCGTGAGTGTTGACGAGTTGCAGGACAAGTTCAACGAAGCAGCTCGTGAGATGAACCGGGGCAACGACGTCCTGATGAGTCTTCAAGGTGCAACTGTAACCTCTTTGGTTTCCCCGGTTTCTGACCCCAGCGCAACCTATAACGTCAACCTGCAGACGGCCTCTTCCGGTGTTGATATCCCGACGCGGATTCTTGTGGGGAACCAACAGGCAGAGCGATCGAGCACTGAAGACCAGAAGTACATGAACGGACGCTGCCAGAGCCGACGAGGTGATCTGTCATTCGAAATTGAGGACTTTTGCGACAAGCTGATTTATCTCGGCACTATCGACTCAGTAGGCCAAAAAACGGTTATCTGGGATGACCTAAATCAGCAGACGCGAACTGAGCGATTAGCAGACTCAAAAACCATGGCAGAAATAAACAAAGCCATGGTTGAAAGCGGCAATGAATCCCCATTCAGCGGGGCCGAGGTTCGCACTACTGCAGGCTATGAAGTAGAAAATAATGACCCGCTCGGGGAGGTAGAGGATGGTGAAGAAACCGAAACCTCCGATATTGCCGAGTAACATTAAAGATCCTACCGGTGTCGATAAGCTGGAACGTGGTGCCATGCGGGAGTTTGCAAAACGCATGGGGAAGATAGCGAAAGGTTACGTTGACATCCTCAACCGCATTCCTGCTGAACCAGTCGTCAATGAACGCTATACCTTTCGGCTCGATCAGGGGCTTCTCTCGATGCTGCTGCAGAACGGTGAATCGCTGGTGGAAGAAATTCTCCTCGAAGGTGGAGAGTTCAACCTCTGGTTCTTTGGTCGCTATGTCTCTGTGGCATATCAGCGCGGCACCACGCAGGAGTATTACAACCTATCTCAACAATCATCTGCTTATGCTGCCGGACAGCAGGATATCCCAAGCATCCTATTAAGCGAGCCATATCAGCTTCGCCTGATACTGGTTAGGGCGCGTGAGTTCGAAGAGATGAAAGGGCTTAGCGCGCAAGTTAAAAGTAACATGGCACGTATCCTGACTGATGGTATAGCCAGGGGGCTAAATCCCCGTGATGTTGCGAAAAACCTCAATGAGCAAACCGGCATAGAAACACGGCGAGCTAACCGCATCGCCAGAACGGAAATCACCACCGCACTGCGCCGCGCTCGCTGGGATGAAGCCCAGGATGCTGAAGACCGCTACGGAATCAGGACTAGGCTTCTTCATCTTTCAGCCTTAAGCCCAACAACCCGCCGCCATCACGCCTTGAGGCATGCACATCTTTACACCATAGAAGAGGTTCGCGAGTGGTACAGCGTCAACGGCAATGCCATTAATTGCAAATGTACACAGGTAGTCGTGCTGGTGGATGCCACTGGTAATCCGCTATACCCGAACGTTATTGAAATGGCTAAAAAGAGACTTGAGAAGGCGCAAGAGGATGGGATGTTTACCAACCAAAGGCATTGCGGTTGTGGGAAACACAAGGCTGCATAACATTGGGAAAAATTATGAAAGTTCAAGTTAACGTAACCACGAAGGTAAACAACCAGGCGATTCGCCGGGAAACGTACAACGGGAGAGAGCATCTTGTTTTGCCCAGTTATACGCTTCCGGCAAACGTAGTCATGAATGACGGGCTTTATACGGCCAGCGAAATCGACGCTCACTATCAGGGGTTGGAAGGCACGTTGGCACCGTTGGGACACCCACAGCTTAATGGCGCATTCATTTCTGCATTTTCAGCCGAAGGCATCAACCAGGGCCACATTGGAGCCTGGAACCGCAACGTGAAGAAATCCGGTAATCGTATTTACCTGGAAAAATGGGTGGATACACATACCGCCAACCAGAGCGAGGGAGGGCGAGAGCTGCTCGACCGTGTGGCAGCTATTGAGCGTGGTGATGAAGTTCCGCCGATTCACACGAGCGTAGCGGTGTTCCTTGATCAACTGGAGCCAAACGAGCAGCAGAAGTCTACGGGCGCGAAGTGGGTGGCGAAGATTCACGGTATGGACCACGACGCCATTTTACTGCATGAGGTAGGAGCTGCGACGCCGGAGCAGGGTGTTGGCCTGATGGTTAACGCTGATCTCGCTACGCCACTCAAGGCCAATTCTGGCGCGCTGGTGGGTGAGTCCTACCGCGATCGCGAACTCAGGCTAGATCGGGCAGCTAAAGCCCAATTCGCACCAGGTGAAAATGAATATGCGTGGGTGGCTGACTTCACCGATTCGCAAGTTGTAATTATGCGTAACGGAGGCGCTGCGCAGGTTTATGGCTACTCCGCTGATGGCGGGAAAATCACCTTTGATGCCACCGGAACACCGGTAACGCGCCAAGAATCATGGGTGGCTATCGTCGCCAACAAAGTTAAATCCTTATTCACTCCGCAGGGACAACCTGCACAAAACCACCAAACGGAGGGCGACATGCCTTTGACCACTGAAGAGAAACAAGAGCTGATCACCGAAATCGGCAAAGGCCTGGCTGCCAACTTCGCCGATGCGCTTAAACCGATCGCTGACAAAGTTGATGCACTGCAGATCAACCATAACCAACTGGCCGAAACCCTGACCGCCAATTCCCGTGCTGAAGAGAAAACCAAACGTGAAGCGGTGGCTAAGGTTCATGGTGAAGTCGTCGCCAATGCGCTCAAGGGTGACGCACTGGACGTAATGTTTAAGTCTTTGGGCGAAGCAGCTCCGTTAGCAGGTAACTCCGGCCAACAGCAGCAAGAAAGCGGTGCACCTGCTGCTGACGCATATTTCAAATAAGGGGACATCCAATGCCACGTTATCGTCGCGTTAATATCGACGGTCAGTCTCTGTACAAGACCGAAACCCGCACCACTGCCGCAGCACTTCTGCCAGGCACTGCTGCTGTCATCAACGCCAATGATGAGTTTGCTCAGGCAGCGGCGCTTAAAGGCCGCATCTACATCATCGACGTTGCTTATCACCAAGGGCTGAAAATTACGGATGCTGTCCCCGTCGGTGACTCCGCTGTAGGCAACTACGCGGAGGAAGGCCGTGAATTGGCTCTACTGTGCGTACCTGGCGCGTACAAGAAAGACAGCCCGATCAAGCTCGGCGCAAATGGTCAATTCACTTTGGCTACGGCTGACACTGACTCAGTGATCGGCTACAGCCAGGATGAAGCAACCATCGCGGCCAATACCACCGATTTCATCCGCGTGCGTATGCGCGTTGGCACCGTCGCAGCAGCGCCTGCACCGTAAAAAGGAAAATATATGTATTTCTCCAAAGAGACACTGGCTGCAAACAGCCGCCTCGGTGGTCACTGGAATGAGCTGTGGGCGAACCGTAATATTTGGAACGCCACCAACAATTCCATGATTGCTGTAAACCGTGCGCACATGACGCCAGAGATGCTGGCATGTAACGCTGTTGGTGGTTTCGCTCGTGAGTTCTGGGCAGAAGTTGATAACCAGATCCTCCAAATGCGCGATCAGGAAGAAGGGATGGAAATCATCAATGACCTGATGGGCGTTCAAACAGTGCTGCCAGTAGGTAAGACAGCCAAGCTCTATAACGTGGTAGGCGATATTGCTGATGATGTTTCAGTCAGCATTGATGGCCAGGCTCCTTTCTCATTTGATCATACTGAATACGACAGCGATGGTGATCCAATCCCAGTCTTCACCGCAGGCTATGGTGTTAACTGGCGTCATGCGGCAGGCATGAATTCCGTGGGTATTGATCTTGTTCTGGACTCGCAGGCAGCCAAGCTGAAGAAGGTGAACAAACGCCGGGTAGCCTATTACCTGTCTGGTGATTCCAGCATTCAGGTGCAAGGTTATCCAGCTCAAGGTATGAAAAACCACCGCAACTCCAAGAAAATTAATCTTGGTTCAGGCGCGGGTGGTGCGAATATTGATCTCACTACCGCTACACAGGCTCAGTTGATTGAGTTTTACGGGAAAGGCGCATTTGGTATCACAGCACGCGCTAACAAAGTTGCTCAATATGATATCCAGTGGGTGAGCCCTGAAATCTGGGCTAACTATGCTCAGCCCTATGTCGTTAACGGGGTAATTACTGGGACTGTGCTGCAGGCTATCCTGCCATTTGCACCAGTGAAAGAGGTGCGTCCAACGTTTGCACTATCTGGCAACGAATTTATCGCCTATCAGCGCCGTCGTGATGTTATCTCCCCTCTGATTGGTATGGCGCAGGGGGTTATTCCTTTGCCTCGCCCACTGCCTAACGTTAACTACAACTTCCAGATCATGTCTGCTGAAGGTCTGCAAATTACCGCAGATGATCAGGGGCTGTCCGGTGTTGTCTATGGTGCCGTTCTGGCGTAAGGGGTGAGCATGGCTAAGTACGAAGTAATTCGCCCCTGGAATGGCGTAGAGCTGGGGCAGATGCTGGAATTGGAAACTCTCCACCCGGCGCTAAAATCCAACGTTCGTCTGATGCGTGGTGAGGCTGGTGGTGAATTGACACCGGCAACGCCTGATGCTGGCAATGAAGCGAAATCACGCAAAGAGATCATCGCCAAACGCCTGACCGAGCTGGGCATCGAGTTCAAAGGTAACCTTGGTGCTGAAAGGTTGGCCGAGCTTCTGCCTGACGGCGAACTTGAAAATCTCTTCCCCGCTGAATAACAGCCGCCGCTAAGGCGGTTTTTTTATGCCCCGCTTCGGCGGGGTATTTCTTTACAGGAATCAGCCATGGTGACTATTGAAAAGGCCAAAGAATACCTTGAGTCACAGGGTATCACTTTGCCTGATTTCGTCCTGGAGGCTCTGGTGGATCAGGCAAACAGCATTCAGGAATGCCTGGATGCACATTATCCTGCTTCCACAGCACTACTGATACAGCTCTACTTGCTGGCACTTATGGGGTTAGGCCAGGGCGATAAGTACATCAGCTCACAAACAGCGCCAAGTGGTGCGTCACGGTCATTCCGCTATCAAGCATTCTCCGACCGCTGGAAGGGGGCGCTGAATCTGCTGCGCGGGCTCGACAAACAAGGTTGTGCAGTATCTATAACTCCACCTGACCCAACCAATAAAGCTTTTGCCGGTGTCTGGATTGGCAAAGGCGGTTGCATGTGTGGCGGTAACTGATGGTGTGGATTACGGTAACGGAGCGCCTACCCAAGCCATTTGTGCGAGTCTGGATAAAAACCGATACCAATAAGCAAACCACTGGCTTCGTGAGCAGTAGCGGTGAATGGACAATCAATTGCCCTCGAATCGCAACTGAGCGGCCATCAGTGGTTAGTTGGAGGGAGTGACATGTCTTCTGTAGCTGATTGGTCGTATACAGCAGAGGCCACTTTCTGGCGAAACCTTGGCAACAGTGAAGCGGGCGATCCACTTGGATGGGCAATGCCTGAAATCATCATGTGCGATTACGAAGGTGGGTTATCGAAAAAACTGAGCAATATCGGTTCTGAGATAACGGTAAAAAATACCGTCTGGACTGAGTTCACGGGGGCTAAGGCTGGCGACTACCTATTAATTGGAAAGTCTACAGCTGTAGACCCGATCGCTGCAGGTGCTGATGAAGTAATGCAAGTAGTACGGTATGCCGATACGTTTGAGCGCCTCGCTGAAGACATCGCCATCCTGACGGGAGCGTAACCATGGGCGTAAAGATAAAGGGCGTCAAGGCAGCACAGCGACGCTTGGATGCTGTCGTAGAGGATGTTCGGACACGTAAAGCGGTTAGGGCAATCAAATCCGCAATGTTCATTATCGGTGCAGAGTCAGCACTTATGACGCCGATGGATACCGGCACCCTGGTGAACTCACAGTTCCAAGAAACCATGATTAACGGCACGCGCATTACTGGCCGCATTGGGTACTCCGCTAACTACGCCGTCTACGTTCACAACGCCAGTGGCATCATGAAGGGACTGCCTAGGCCAAACAACCGAGGTAATTATTGGGATCCGTCTGGCGAACCCAAATTCCTGACAAAAGCGGCCGAGAAAACTCGACGTCAGGTGGATGACATAATCCGGAAGGAGATGAAGCTGTGACCCCTCCAATGTATCGCCGCCTCCGCGACCACTTCGAAGATGCAGGGCTGACTGCTGGCTTCACCATCCAAATTCTGATGTGGAATGACACAGGCAAGCCATCCGATGCCTTCATTGTGTTCCGCTCAGGCGGTGGATCTAACGTTCAGCATGACCGTGGTGGTGATTTTTTCGTGATGGTCGATGTAGTTGGCGCGAAAGGCAACAACGCTGAAGCAGATGCTGCAGCGAACAGAATTGCTGATTTCATCAGTGACCAGGAAGGCGCTGATAGTTGCGTTGGGGCCATGAGGTTACTTGGTGGGCTTCCTGCACCTATTGTGTCGGCAGAAGGCCGTATCATTTACCGACTGTTGGTCTGCTGCACCTACGGCGAATAACCGCACATATCTATCCATCAGGCTGCCTACGGGCGGCCTTTTTTATTTGAAGAGGTAACACATGCAAGGTTGTCCAAATGACACCGGCAAGCTGATCGGTAAAGTTGCCGTTCTTCGTGCTGCATTCGGTTGTGCTGATGCACTGCCAGCTCTAAGCGACTGGAAGCGCCTTGGTGCGCTGACAACTAAAGGGTTCGATTTCTCCCCTAACACGGTGACGTCAGAGGCAGACGATACCAAAGGGCTCGTTGAGAGCCTTGTAACGAACATGGATTTCACCATTTCTGGGGAGGGTGAGTTCCGTAAAAAGGACAAAACTACTGAGATCGGCGCGATTCATATCTCTAAGTACATCTTTGATGAAGTGCAGGCGGGACGGCAGCCAACCTTATGGCTTCGTTTCGACTTCGTTGGCGAAGATTCTGGCACCTACATCATGGGCTACTTCAACACTACATCCTGGTCTGGTGATTTCGGCGGCACTGATATTTCCACTTTCTCTGGTGAGTGGAAAGTAGCTGATGCCGATACCGTGGTGTTTGAAGTCGGTGATGATATTCCGGTTACTGGCGTCACTGTAGCACCGGCGACAGCAAGCATTGCTGTAGGGGCGACTCAGCAACTCACCACTACCTTTGTGCCAGTTGATGCCAGTGATAAAACCGGCACCTGGTCATCTTCTGCTACCGGCAAGGCCACGGTTAATCAATCAGGTCTGGTTACTGGTGTCTCTGCTGGCTCGGCGATTATCACTTTCACCTCTAACGATGGCGCTAAGACATCGACCAGTGCGATCACTGTCACCGCGTAACTATCACAAAGGGCATGCACGTGCCCTTGATGATAATTATTCGAGGTTTAATCAATGATACCGTTCACCGAAATTGGCGAGATGCTGATCTCCGATGCTGACCGCGATTACTTCTTTAGGCCGTCGTTCGCCAACATGTCCCGCATAGGTTCGCCTGCGGCGATTGTGGAGCGTTTTGCCGAACTTCATACCAGCGATGCCCCGAGGTTACTTGAAGCCGCCATGGAAGCATATGGCGCGATCCCTGCGTGGTTACTGGAACACATCAATGCACCTTCATTCAGTAGCGATGCCATCTATGCTGGGATGATAGTCATGCAAGCTTGCTGTGATGATGATATCAGTGCGCTGGTGGGGGAGTTGCGGCCAAGCAAACGAGGTAAAAGGGCATTTGTGTTTCGCCAGGGCAAGATGCCGGTAAGCGATATCATCGTGCTTGGACAAGCCCTCATTACTCACGGCATCATCGGAAAGGCAAAGGTGCGCAAGCTTCAGCGGCATGAGTCGAACAGCTATGTGAACGAGTTCAACGCTTTCGAGTACATCAGCGCTGCCAGAAACCACTTCAGCATGCCGCGCGCCGAGGCTGAGAGGCTTACGATGACCGAATTTCAGCTATTGCTGGCTGCCAAGTATCCTGATCAGAAAGGTTTCACACGTGAAGAGTATGACCAGGTAATGGACGAAGATGACAAGCGTTGGCAGGCGATGATGAAAACGCAAAAAAATTAGTAGCCCTTAAACGAAGTAGAAGACAAATCAGATAACGCATTTTTCGCTAATGCTGGTGTACGTTGGCGCTGTGCAAGTGACTACAACGCAACTCAAAGCGGTTTAACGCAATTCAAGGGAAACAAACCCGCTTGTCGACATTGAAAGATCACCATTAAGGTAATACACTCCAACTCAAATGATAGTAGTTACCCCTTTAGATTTATCCGTTTTTGAGTTTTGGAGGCATTATGTTTAGCGAAGAAAAAGTAGCTCAGATGGCTGCTTACCTGCTGCTTAAGCGCGGCGGTCGCATGGCATATTTAAAACTCATGAAATTACTTTACCTATCAAACCGGCAATCCATGGTTAAACATGGGCGAATGATGGGTGAGGATCGTCTCTTCTCAATGCAGCATGGTCCTGTCATGTCTACGACACTCGATTTGATTCGTGGCAGAGCGGATATAGATGGGGCGTACTGGTATCAACTGATTCAGACTGACAGGCATGATGTAGTCCTGCGTGCAGATCCGCGAACAATGGATGCGGATGAAGTTTTTGACGAACTGAGCAAATCTGATGTCAGAATTCTCGATGAGATCTATGCTCAATACGGGCATATGAACAGATACGAATTACGAGATATGACACACTTGATGGATGTTTGCCCTGAGTGGCATGATCCGGGTTTTTCTCGGACTCCTATTAACGTTCTTGAAATTTTTCTTAACGAAGGAAAATCCCAAGAAGAGGCAGAAAACATGCTTAGAAGCATGTGTGAGTCTCAACAGCTTAAGGAGTTTTCTTCTCAATTGTCATGACTACATTTCAGCCATACAGAAAAGGAACCGTTCTGGCTCCAACTGGGCCCTGCAATCATTTGCATGTGATTTGCAATGATCCAGTATTTTATCCAATTAATGACTGTTATTGCATTTTGGTCGTTAACATCTCGAGTATTAAGCATGGTGTTCCTCATGATGATGCGTGCATTTTAGATGTTGGTGACCATATCTTCATTAGGCACCCAAGCTATGTTGTTTACGCTGAAGCGGTAATTTGGCGAGTGGACAATGTTTCAAGTAAGCAAGCCACTGGTGAAATAGTTACTCATGCTGATATGCCAGATGCAGTGTTTGAAAGAATTTTAGCCGGTTTTGACATCTCTGAACAAGTGAAACCGAAAAACCTTAAGTTCAAAGCAAACTATTGCATGATTGAAGAAGAAAACGACGAAGATGATCAAGCGGAACAAATGACAGGTTCATAAGACTGACTATCATCTCAAATAGAACCCACCTTCGGTGGGTTTTTGCTTTCTGGTCCCCAAAAAAGCCCACCGAAGTGGGCATAAATTGCTTACTCACCTATCTGTGGTGATAGGTCGTGCTCGCGGTGCATCCGGTAAAATATTCTAAAGTTGTCCTGTCTAAACAAGCCGACTTCAATGTGTGATGACTCCCTGCACAGCAGCTTTCGAGATTCGTTAATCGTCCTGGGTGACTCGAGCGGCATTGAGTAATAAGCGCCCGCCAATCTATGCTCGGCAACTCGAAGTATTGGATAAACCTGCTTCATGTAGTCGCACATATAGGTGGCGTAACTCCACAGCCATGAGAGCGTGCAAAGCTCATCATCGGTAAATTGACGGGCTATTTGTGGCAGCTCTATCTGCTTACCCAGGTATTCGCCATCCAGCACAATGCGGTGAACGTATTCGATAGCCTGCGGGATCTGCTCCGGGGTTAAGTCCTCTATGCTCTCTACGGCAAAGCGCTGGTGGATGATTGAATAGGCTTCCGGGTACATCAGGTGCTTCTTGCTGACCAGCATGTTCACCGCGTCGCGCAGTGGGGTGCGGTCGTCAACGGTTGTGGCTGGCTTGCGAACGGCAGCGCCTTTCGTCCAGTAGTCGTGCAGAACGGTGAAGCACTCTTCCTGATAGGCGATCAGCTTGTCGCGGATATCGGCGCGCACCTTTGATGGGTTGATGCTGAACAGCCACCCGTTAAGCTTCTTCAGTGGGATGCAGAGCAGCTTACGAATTCTGCCGTCAGCGGCAACCATAGAGATATCTCTACAGTCGAATTTTGAATGAACACTGTCAACCATGCTCATATGAGGATGGTTGGTTTTCTTCATATCTTCCATTAGCTTGCGGTGCTGAGTTGTCCAGCTCATGCTGAGGTTCTCAACGATAGGCTTCATTGCCACATAAGCCACACCGGCGGCCATCGCAGTGATGATAGGTTGTCCATGGAACTGGACGGATGAAGTGTTAACTGTTTCAAGAATTGATATACTGCTCATGTCTTTTATCCTTGTGCGGATGGGGGACAAATCAGAAGCCCTGACTGTTCGCGCAGTTGGGGCTTCGCTCTTTGGTGCAAATTACACCGGGCATAACTTGTCAATTAGAGTATACAAATGTCATGACTAGTCATGTATGATGATGCTATAGCCGTTCCTTTAAGGTGTCAATACTAATGATGACTAACAATGACTCTGTAGCGTCTCGAATTGCCGAACGAAGGGCGATGTTAGGGTGGTCGCAGAATAAGCTGGCGAACCAGTCAGGTGTAGCACCTGCACAAATTTCCAGGTATGAAGCTGGGACCAATCAGCCAACGAAACCTGTTATCGCGAAGTTGGCTAATGCTTTGGGTGTGTCTTTTGACTGGCTGGCATATGGTGCTGATAGCTGCACTACTGAGCAGGGGCAGGTCAGCTCTGCAAGAGATCCGCAAATCAACGTCAGGCTACCCCAGGATTTAAAGGACGCAGTTCATAACATGGCTGCAGATAACAAACGTTCGGTTAACTCAGAGATCGTTGCTGTTCTTCTCGAAGCTGTTCGCAGGCATAGCCTTTCCCCCCTTGATGGTACGGAGGGAATGCTGTTGCGTGCTAAAGAGTTCTTGCTTCCAAGTGAGATACTTGAGGATATTGCCAACAGAGCCGCCGAGAGAGCCCTAAAGTTGGACAGAGAAAAGAAGTAACTCAACCCGCTTGGCTGCGGGTTTTTTCGTTGCCACCGCCGCACCCTCTGCTACCATGTAACGACTTGTTACTTGTCTATGGGAAAAGGACTAAATGAAAAAGTGGAAGATTTTGATTTTGGTGCTGGTTGGTTTGTTACTAGCGTCACTAATTGCTGTTTTATTGGTGCCTAGAGATAATGCTGAAAAAGCAGGAATGATTTCTGTATGCAGTAATATCACCAAGGAAAAAATGAAATCACCAAGCTCCTACATTATTGACAAATCAGCAGTCATAGTTAGAGATGCCAATGAAGCAGAAACCAATTCAAAATTGACTGAGACCGCAATGGAACGTCTTCGCCCGTACATTGAGGATGGTCGAATGAAGTATAAAATTGCTGAAGTTTACATAGATTATGAGGCGAAAAACTCTTTCGGTGTTCTGATAAAAAATAGTGCCGCTTGTTACTATGACATTATATCATCAAGTTCGAGTAATTCTTATGATATGACGCGTGCGAACATTTCAGGCAATGATTTCATGGGAACCGATCTTTATATAATGCTTGCAGCTGACGATGGGAAAATTGGAAGAGGCGGTTTTATGCAAAAGTATGAATACATAAAAAATGTAGTCACAGGCGTGATGTAATACAAGAAAGTAATAATCACCTTATCTAACCTCGCTACGGCGGGGTTTTTTTATGCCCGGAGATAGGTAAATGGCGAGTGGAACCAACGAAGGCAGCATTGTCTACCAGGTGGAGCTTGAGTCGCAGGCTTTGCTGGTGGGCCAGCGAAAAATAAATGCCAACCTTGATGAAATGGAAGGGCGCTTCCTCGCTACCGGAAAGTCAGTTGGGGTTGCTGAGAAATCATTCCTATCTCTGTCTCGGGTGGCTGCAAGTGTCACTGCGGCACTGTCAGTTCAGCAGGTGGCTCAATACGCAAATGCCTGGGTAGATGCAAGTAACAAATTGGCAAACGCAGTGCGGCCTTCAGAAAATTTGGCCGATGTCACCCAGCGTGTATTTGATGTCTCACAAGATGCTCGCTCAGAACTCGGAGCTACGTCCGCATTATATGGGCGTCTAGAAAGAGCAACGAGAAGCGCAGGAACTAGTACCGCAGAGCTTACAAAATTGACAACCACCATTAGTAAGGGGCTGATTGTATCAGGTGCATCGACAGCTGAAGCCAGTTCGACCATGATTCAGCTTTCTCAAGCACTAGCGTCCGGTACCCTTCGAGGTGAGGAATTCAATTCGATCTCAGAGAATGGATCACGTTTAGCTGTTGCTCTCGCGGACTCACTTGGGGTTACACAAGGTGAATTGAGGGCTATGGCAGCCCAGGGTAAGTTAACAACCGATGTTGTTGTTAAAGGGCTGCTAACACAGGGGGATGTAATAGCCAAAGAGTTCAGCAACACAGTAATGACTATGGGGCAAGCATTCCAGGTAGCGGGCAACAACATCACCAAGTTCGTTGGTGAATCAACATCAGTGCAGACAGGCCTGAAAGTATTCAATGATACGGTTATTTCGTTAAGTGAGAACATTGATATTGCGGCCAGCGTGGTAACTGCTTTTTCTGCTGTTCTTGGTGGTCGGTACGTTGGCGCACTGGCTTTGGCTACCCAGGCAAAAGTAAGTGACATGCTGGCCGCGAGGGCTCAGGCAGTAGCTGTGTCCTCTTCAGCAACAGCAGTGGCGAACGCTGCGACTGTAACGACAAGAAAGGCATTATTAGATAAAGAAGCAGCATTATCATCGCTAGCTTTGGCGCAAGCAGAATATAACGTTGCTAAAGGATCGTCCGCCGAGGCATTTGCTTTAGAAAATCTCAACGCAACAAAGTCTATTGCCATCCAGCGATCAGCTGCATTTGCTGAAGCTCAGTTGGCACAATCAGCCGCCACGAGAACAGCAACCACGGCGGCAGCGATGGCAACCACGACTATTGGCGGGTTGGCAAGAAATGCACTGGCATTAATTGGCGGGCCCACTGGGTTCGCAATGATCGCTGGGGCGGCATTATTCTATTTCTACCAGAAAACACAGCAAGCAAAACAAGAAGCTATCGATTTTTCAGACAAGCTTGATGGTGTGATCGCGAAGATGCGAACCATGAGCAATGTCCAGCTCGCTGCTGAAATTGATAAGGCAACAAAATCAATAAACGTTCAATCTGGCGAAGTTAAGAATAGCGAAGCGAGATTAGCAGACCTCACATTCAGGCTTGAAAGTGCGAAAGCTGCAGTTGCGGGTTTAGGTCAGGGCAGCCTGTTTTATTCTGATGCCGTATTAAAGCTCAACCAGCTAGAGAGCGAGCATATTCAATTAACGGCTCAGGTAGAGTCAGAGCAAACAAAGCTACGTCAAACGGTCAGCAAGGCAGGGATATTACGCGCCCAACTTAATGGCACGCTTGTCCAAGGCATAGATCTGCTCAAGCGCGATGGACATGAAGCAGGCGTGTCAGCTGGGCTATTTAATCAACTTGGTAGCGCGCTTGATATTGCATCGAAGGCGAAGGATAAATTTAACTCATCCAGTATCAAGGTTGATCGCCCACAAAACATTCAGGACTATCTTGATAAACAAGAACAACAAGTTGAACTTCAAAGCGAGCTAAATGACCGGAAAAGGGCTCAACTTAAAGCCGAGCAAGATATTCGCAACCTAGCTGGAAAAGATAATACGGATGGGGCAAGTAAGGAGCGGCTTGAACAGGACGTTTTACTAGCGCGTGAACGAGCCGGTGCAGAGTTCGATGCGACGAAAGCCATCCAGGAACAGAAAAAGGCTACTAAAGAGGGGGCTGCGGAAGGTAAAAAAGCAGCCACTCAGGCAGAGAGTGTTGCTCAGAAGGTAGAAAATCTGCGGCAAAAATCTGAGCTGGCAGCTAGTTCTACACAAGAATTTAGCCGTGAACAAGCGATCCTTACTGCCCAGCAATCACTCGGTAAAGGCGCGACGCAAGCACAGGTTACTCTGGCCGGGGAGTATGCCGCTAAAGCATGGGATGCGGCCGCCGCAGCCAAAGGCGTCACTGAGGCGATCAAGGCTATGCCTGAGAAGGCAGAGAATAAATCCTACGCCGAATCCATGCAGAACCTGAAAGCTGCGCTGGATGCAGGGAAGATTGACCTTCAGGAGTACAACACCTCCACCGAGAAAATGGCACTGGAGCATCATAACAACTTGGCGAAGATTAACGCCCAGGCTGTAGTTAACCCTGTCGCATCTGCACGTGCTGAAGTTGATCCGGTTCAGCAGTTGGCGAATGAGAATGCTCAAAAGCTGGCCCTGATGCAGCAGTATCAACAACAGGAGCAGGCGATACTGCTGCAGTCCTACGCTGCAGGGAAAATCAGCTATGACCAATTCATTATTGCGAAGCAGACGACAGATGCGCAGTATCTCGCTTTGCGCACTGCCCAAGAGAATCAATACCAGGAGCAGCAGACAGCAGCGCAATGGCAGTTACTGAGCCAACAAAGCCTCGGTTACGACATGTTGACGAGTGCCGTTGACGCATTTGCCGGTAACGCATCCAATGCAATAACAGGACTAATTACTGGTTCCATGAGTGCAGAAGACGCTCTGAAGTCCCTTGGCAGCACAATGCTAAATAGCGTTGTGAATAGCCTTGTGCAAGTTGGTGTTGAGATGTTGAAAAATTTCATCATCCAGCAAGTCATGGGTGGGGCGGCCACTACGGCTGGAGTTGCACAGGCAGGCATCCTTGCTTCAGCTTGGGCAGCTCCAGCGGCATTAGCATCCCTTGCTTCATTTGGTGGTAACTCAGTTCCTGCAATGGCAGGTATGACTGCAACAGTAGGCCTCGCAAAAGGTTTGGCTGTGGCGGGCGCGCGCAAGAATGGCGGGCCAGTATCTGCTGGCAGCATGTACCAGGTAGGCGAAGGTGGCATGCCTGAAATCTACCAGGCGTCAAACGGCAGTCAGTACATGATCCCTGGTGATAACGGTAAGGTGATCAGCAACAAGGACATGCAGGGTGGGGGAAGCGGCATAAACGTGAGTGTGAATATCACTAACACCAATGGGTCACTCGTTGATCACCAGGTCAACAGCGATGGAAACGGTGGTATCTCCATGGAGATATTTATCGCTGACATGGACAACGGCGGCCCTATGAGTCAAGCCGTATCGAGAAACCATCAAGCCCCGCGTAGGGCGACAAACTAACAACCCGCTTCGGCGGGTTTTTTATTACCGGGAGAAAACCGTGGCAATACCTTATCCCGACTGGCTATCACTTCCCCAAAAGGCCAATAAGGCCCGCACGATTGATACCGGGTTCCGTACTGATCAACCGGCAGTGGGCGCGCCTATTTTCCAGCGTCTGACCGATGACCTCAAAACCACCTGGTCACTGAACTGGATTTTCACGCTGCAGGAAGACCGAGCATTTGAGCAGTGGTATCGCAGCCCGCGCTATCTCGATAATGGCAACCAGTGGTTCACCATGCTGTGCAATCTGGGTGGTTCTGGTCTGCAGGTGCAGGAGCTGCATTTTGTGGCCCCGCCGGTACAGACAAGCATCAACGGCAATACGACGACCTGGACGGGGAACGTCATCACTCGGAAGGTTTACAACCCGGATGATGAATTCTCAGACGTTATTGTTGAGCTGCCGTCTAATCAGTGGGGGATCATTGATGAGGTGGTTAACCGAGACATGCCGGAGTATTAAATGCCAACGTTACGCGAATTTCAGTCTCAGCGGCCTAACCGCATTCTGTACGACACTATGACGTTTTATCACTCGACCTTCGGCTATATCCGCCTGGTGAATCGCCAGATTTACCCAAAGACGTTTGCGGGGCAGGTCTACACGCCGTGCCGGATGGAAGTATCAGAAAGCCAGCAGAGCAACACGCCGGTAATTAATGCCACGGTGAAGTTTGGCCGCCTGGCACAGGACTTTAAGCAGCAGTTGAAGTTGTGGCGTGCCTATTCGCGGATAACACCTATATCGGCCACATACCAGCGATTTGATGCAGCCGACATGAATACGCCGTTAAAGCCGTGGACGCTCTACGTTAAAGACGTGTCGATGGATGAGAGCGACGTTACATGTTCGCTGACGCTACAGAACCCACTGAACAACAACATCGCCTTTCTCTACAACACCACCGACTTCCCAGGACTTGCCAATGCATAAAGCTGATTTTGTGAACGTCATGGAGGGTAAACCGTGGCGCGATAGAGCGTGCTCGTTTGATGCAGTGGACTGCTGGGGGTTAGTGGTCATGTATTACCGGCATGTGCTCGGTATTGAGATACACCAAACGCCGGACTACGAAGCCGGTAGCGACTTCCTGACGTGTTTCGCGGGTGATGTTGTGTTCTGGCGGAAGGCAGAGAAGGCCGCCGACAGTAGCATTTTTATCGCGTATTACGGCACTCAGCCAATACACGTTGGACTGGTGGTCGATGGGCAAGCATTCCACAGCCGTGGCGAAGCGGGGCATGTGCGTTTCGACAAGCTGCGAACGTTAGAAAAGGTGTTCACCAAACTGGAGTTTTACGACTATGCCGTTGATCGAGGTTCAGCGTGTGCCGGGGATACCGAAAGAACGGTATAACCTTCCCGCCGGCAGTATGTTCTACCCCTGGCTGAAAGAAGCCAAACTGCACTGCGATGTTGAAATACGGAGGAATGGAGAGAAGTTAAAACCTGATGATGAGCTGAACTTCCCCCTCAACCAGAACGACATTATCAGTGTGTTTGACCAACCCAAAGATGGTGTTGTCGGAACTCTACTCAACCCTCTAGAACACTTTAACCCGATAAAATTTACTCAGAAAATCCTTTCGGCACTCATCAAGCAACCAAGTGCCAACGCAGCCAGTAACAACTCCAAAACCTCACCAAACAACAGCCTCAAAGGGCAGACCAATATTGCCCGCAACGGTGAGGCAAAACCGGATAACTACGGCCAAGTGAGGGCATTCCCAGACCTGATCCAAGAGTCTCTATTCGAGTACACCAATAACATCAAAAAGGTGACAGAGTGGATGAACTTCGGGCTGGGGAAATATGACATCACGTCGGTTCGCTATTCAGAATCAAACCTCGGTGCCCTGGCGGGTGCCTCGTACCAGATTTTCCAGCCGGGGCAAAACATACCGCTCATCAATGAGGGTTTTGCGTTCGATGACATCGACGGACAGGAGTTACCGGGGCCCAACGAAAGCGAAGACTTCCCTGCGGAAACTGCCACGACAACCACTGGCATGGTATCTGGAGAGTTCATCGCTGGGCAGGCCAAGGTAAAGATTAAGCAAAATAGCGAATTCGATTATTTCTATGACCTACCAAAACCGCACTCAGTTTCGTTCGTTGTTAACGTCACATACAACACTGTTTCAGGCCCTGTAACACGAGACATCACTGTTTTTGCTGATCTTGCTAACGCAACCACGTCAAACGACGGCGCACCAATAGATCCACAGTATTTCTATGAATTCACTTTTGCCAACCTCAGCGGAAACGACATCAGCCAGATCCCTGGTGACGCGGTAATCAACACCACGATTTTCACGCTCAATGATAATGAACCGCTGGTGATTGGGCCTTCGTTTTCACCTGTTGAAGGCACGCAGCTTTGGGTGCATCTACAGGCTCAATTAGGCCACGGGGACTACGCCAGAACAAGCGTCACATTTTGGAAAGTTGACGAGGACAACAACCAGATTCCTGGCACGCTTGAGAGCTATAACATCGGCCTGAACAATGACGATGAAAACTCTGACACCAAATACGGGACATTCAAATTTACGCCGGTATCTGGTAGCGGACGTTATGCAGTCACGTTTATTCGCACAAACAACAGCAATGATCACTCAGTGCTCAAAGTTGAAGCTGTCCACATCGTCAGAACTCGCAGTAACGTCGTTTACCTTAATGACACACTCGTAACCGTCACTGTAACAGCCACTGAGCGGGCAACCAGTGCCAGGGAGCGTAAATATAACGCCCTAATCACCCGCCATGTCATCAGTTACAACCTGAGCACACAGACAGTCGATTACACAGAACGCCCGTCACGCTCGTTTGCTGATGCTGTGCTGCACACCTGGGTAAAGATGGGAGGACAGGCTGAATCCAGCATCGATATCTATGAGCTGTACTCAATAGCCGCATCATTACCGGATCCACGGTTAGGCTACTTCGATTTCACATTTGACGATGAGGATATTTCTCTCGGAGCCAGGGTGCAGACAATTTGCGATGCGGCCACTGTTACGGCGTTCTGGGATGACGGTGTGTTGTCGTTTACGCGTGACGAGCGTAAGCCAAACGCGGTGACCGTATTCAACCGCGCCAACACAAAAGCGGAGGATTATAGCCTCTCATATGACATGACGTTACCCGGCGGCTTTGATGGCGTAGAGGTCACATATAAGAACCCGGTAACAAATAAACAGGCATTCATTCGTTATCGAATTGTTGGTGACAGGATAGAGGAGGGGGCGGCGGTTAAGCCGAAAAAGTTCAGCATGCTGTATGTGCGGAACTCTTATCAGGCGCGTGATAGGGCAATGAAAGAAGTAAGGCGGTTGCTCTATTCCCGACAAACGATGTCGATTAAAGCGCTGGCAGATGGTGAGTGGGTAAACGTCGGGCAAATGGTTCAAGTAGCGGACACTTATGATGTGAACCAGCAAGCTGGGTATATCAGATCACGACAGGGCAATGACTTTGTTACCAGTGAGCGCATTGAATGGCAGGGCGATATGTTTGTCATTGTCACCGATGCACATGGAACACCAACCGAGCGAGTCCAAGCATTCCCCCGCACTGACACGATATTTGGATTTACCGCAGCAGTCCCAGAAATAACTCTAAATATCTTTGATGGCTACAACGTTCAGTCACCCTCTCGCTATGTCATCGCCACGCAATTGGAGATGGATGCGACCAAATGGACCATCACAGAAAAGAAACCCAATGGCGACGGGAGCACCTCGTTAACCATGTCCGAATATAACGATGAAATGTATAACTATGAGGTAACTGAATAAATGGCTACCACACCAACGACGAATGCAGTACCAAGTGAAGATGTTCGAGATTTAAAATTCAACATTGGGAAAATAGACCAAATCGTCAACACAGATGATGAGTTTTATTATGACAGGTTTGGGGTAAAACGAGCCACGGTAGCAGGAGCTGTAAATAATATATCACTAATTGGAAAACCTTACGCTACAAGCGAACTAGCTCAGATTGACATAGATAATGGAACTATACCCAATAACGGAATATACGGGTTAATTTCATTAAATGATTCCAGAAGCATTGAATTATGGAAGAACAACGCTGGAACCCCTGAGTTTACCGGTAAGTATGAAGTTGATGGGAGTCTTGTAGAACAATTCATCGCTCTATCTCAGTCAACGGAAAACAGAACTAAGGGGGTATTCACGATACAGGATGATAGCGGTAATTTCTGGTTAGTTGATGGAAATGGTCGAGCTGCTTATAAAGTTGAAAATACCGGGAAGAAAATAATGTATGGTGAAACTGAGCTTGATGAGGTTTTTGTAAAGCAAATACTTAATTTCATTTCATCATCACTTGTTCCTGCTTCTGGTTCATTATATAGACGCGCTACCATTGACCCATCAGGAAGAGTGATCGAGGGCGTCAGAATTATTGATAACAAATGGGAATTTGAAGGGATACCATTCTCTAACCGTACAATGCGCGGCAGACTACCAAATGACATGTTAGTAATCGGCGATTCCCTTGTTTTCAATGGATGGGCTATGTCAGGAACAATTGACATTCCAGGAACTATTTACGCTCCATTGCTCAGCTCTCTTAGTTGGATTTGCTGGGCATCTATGATGAGTAATGGCCAGATTAAAAATTCTGGTCAATCAGCCACCGGTGGCCATACCACTGCACAGATTTTGGCTGAGCACGTACCGAAAGCGATCGCATCGGGGGCGACATTCGTTCCGGTGCTCGGTGGTCGCAATGACGTACGTGATGCGACAAACACTAAATTCTCTACAACGAAGGCAAATTTTATCTCAATATTTACCAGCCTTTTAAGGGCCGGGATAATTCCTGTCGTATGTACAATGGCAGCGCAAGGGACTGCGGCTAATCCATTGTCAGTGGCAGAAAAAATAAAAGAGGCTCAAATTAACGATTTTCTGCAATCATTCGCAAATGACAATGGCTTGCCGATTGTGGACTTCCACACTGCGACTGTAGATCCGTTAACTGGGTTTTGGCGGGATGGGTATAATATTGATGTTTCACACCCTAACTCTACTGGCGCTAAGGTCATGGGTGAGACATATACAGCCGCTATGAAAGAATGGATTTCACCTGCTAAGCCCCGAACCGCCGTATCAACATCAAACCCTGCAACCAGCACAAATCTAAATTCCGACCCTATGTTTTTACAATCAACTGCCGGGGTTCCAGTTGGATGGACGACAACAACAGCAGGGACGTCGTCAGTAGCTAGCGATGCTCAGATTAAAGGAAATGCATGGACAATTTCAGGCAGTGGCAGTGTTGTACCTCGATATGTAAAAACAATATCTGTTGTGCCAGGGCAAAAGATTGGATTTGGTGCAATGCTAAAAGGCGTTTCATCTGAAAGCTCGTCCCTTGCGTTTTATTTGGTTGAGGGTAACGGTGTTTCGCCAACAAAATACCTGGCCGGGATACGCGGATGGAAAAAGAGCTTTGATTGGGGATATTTCTATTATGAAAGTGTCATTCAAGAGGGCGTTACTCAGATTTCAATTATTGCCAATGTTAATGCAGGTGAATTGAGCATTGCTCAACTTGGCGTGTTTAATCTAGATAAAGAAATCTATTAAGGGTGGTTATATGTTTCAGGTTCTTCAAGGCGCAAATTTTAGCAGCAAATACCCACTGGTTAATCCTGTTCTCGGATTGAATGCGGAATCCAGCATTGCAACATGGGGAATGGATGGCAAGACTGATTATAGCAATAACGGGCACTCATTAATTACTGAGAATGAATTTAACAACAAGGGAATGGTTTTGGTTCCTGCTGCAGGGAATAACGCAGAAACTGGCGTGGCGGAGCCTGATGATTTTTCATTTGTCATTTGTCTTAACATCCCGTCAGTTCCCAGCCAGAATGCGTACATCATTTCAAACTTCGCTCCAGCGGCGGCACCGTACGCTGGTATCCGGCTGGTTCAGAGTACCTCCGGCGCGGGCCTGCTGCACGTCGCTACAGGGTCAGCAACATCACCGACCGTTACTGAAGTGGTCATTCCCAACATCACCGGCGGGGTCACCTACTTCTCAGCGACGATCAGCTCGTCACTTGTATCCGTGACGCGGGCAAATGGTGATGTTATTGAAGCCCCGATAACCGGCGGGCGCGCTAAAAGTTCAACAACGTTCTTGCTGAACGGCAGTCCAGTACCAGCAGTCAACTATGGCGCGTCCGGGGTCATGCTCGGACTCGCGTTCTACGATTCAATTTTGACGCCTGAAGAATCTGCAGCGAAGCTGGCCGCAATGCGTGTCTTAGCTGAATCAAGATGATGGCAGCCGGGATGGAACCCGGCAAAACTATCTTTCTTTACCGATCAGCGCTCTACCATTTTAGCGACAGTTCGGTCTTCACATCGGTTTTTCCTTACGCCTATACTGTATGCATGAACAGTATTTATTGTGAGGTAAAACACTATGCCATCAAAATTTACCAGTCCAGCGGCTGACTACGTCGAGAAGCGTTTGAGCCTTGATGAGATCTGCATCATGAGGCCACATGCGACGTATTTCATGCGTGCAGCGGGCCAAGCGATGGCCGTGGGGATACACGATGGGGCATTACTCGTTATCGACTCGTCTGTAACGCCTGTACACGGAAGCATTATCATTGTGGACGTCGGCGGTGAGCATGTATTGCGGCGGCTTCGACTGTACCCGTATCGGGCGCTGGAATACGTGGACGGCTCGGGGATGGAGACTATGCTGGGTAACGAAGACGACGGCGAAGGGGTTCAGGTTTTCGGCGTGGTCACCTGGGCTGCGAACGATATGAGGTCGTGCGAGTTTGATGATGTGCCTGTGATTTAG